TTCTTTTTCAAGTATAGTTTGTAATCGTTTCATAAACTGATAACAGAGTTGTGCCATTTGTTTCTTAGTAGTGTTAAACTCATAGACACCACATCGAGAATGGAGAGGTTCGATAATACGGTTCTTGAAGTTACAAGTTAGTATGAAACGACAGTTAGTTGAGAACTCTTCAATAAAACCGCGTAGAGCAGGTTGAGTAGATTGAGGATTAAGATAGTCTGCCTCATCTAGGATAACAACTTTGTATCCACCTGACAGGGATACTGACGAAGCAAACTGTTTTATCTTACCACGAAGGGTGTCGATGTTTCCCTCTTCAGAACCATTCACTACTATATAATCTAAACCAAGTTCATTACAGATTGCTTTTGCGACTGTAGTTTTACCAAGACCTGCTGTACCTGTAAAAAGCATATTAGGTATTTCGCCTGTCTCAACGATTTTCTGAAAGGTAGTTTTTAGTTTGGGGTCAAGGATAGTATCCTCAACAGTTTTGGGGCGATACTTCTCGCACCATAAAAATTCTTTACTCATACATTTCTCCATAATAATAATTTAAGTATACTATATTTTAGTATAAAAGTCAATAGAAAAGGTGGGGCAACTGAAAGGAAAAGTTACCCCACCTAAGATATAACCTGCGCGGAAAGGAAACGCTAACAGATTATATTGTCATTTACGCAAAAAAGTTTTCTAAACTCTTTTCGTATTTTGCATATTTACCGCCAGTTGAATCCCTTAGTTTGAGTTCAGCGTGCCCAGTAGATTTACGGATATACATTGTACAGAGTTCATTAAACTCTTCGGCAATCCATTCAATACTCTTACGGATATTTTCTTCGGTTCTAAACGTTTGTAATCCACCTTCTTCTTTATAGTAATTAGACTTGACAGTAATATCATCTAGTCTTATAACAACTCCGTGTTTACGATATTGTCTCATACTATATTCATAATCTTCTCCGTGATTAGTTACACGGTTGAGTCCTTCGTCATGGTCTGCTATAAATCCATACATACTCGCAATAATATAACAGAGTTTTGTATATGTTCTGTGCTTCATAAAGTAGGCATTCGCTGCAGCGTAGATACCAAAGGTCTTAGCATTATTTTCTTCACATGCTTTGAATCCTCTTTCGATAACTTCCTTCTCGAAGTCTTCAACTCTTCCGAGAGTTTGCTCTCCAGTTTTTACTTGAACCTCTTCGATATCATCATCAAAAGACATTACGTATGTACCTTCGGGATACCACTTCTCAATAAAGTTACGCTGAGCACCTATCGTAGGTACACCCTTTACAACTTCAATATTCTTAGTGTATTCTGTTGAGGAAAGTGTACGAACATAATTATCATACTCACCTTCTTCTTGATCATTCACAAATACCTTAATTCTGTTTGGGTCTATGTTATATGACTCTAAAACCTTTAACGTTTTGTTCATTACAGTATCGTGGCGTTTGTAAGACGGAATACAAATCTGATATGTATCTAATATACTCATTATAAAAATCCTTCTAAAGATGCGACTTCAGTAATAGGGTGATATTGCTGTCGCATTTCAATACCTCCATTCTTCTCAAGATATATATACCATTCTTCTGAGTCCCACATACTAGGGGAAACACCATTCCAGTATGGTCTCCATAATTCATGCTTTTCGTTTAGTCTTCTATCATCTACAAACTGACGACGTAAATTTTCATATTCAAGAGAACCTAGTATATCCATATCCTCACGGAAGTAGAATACAAGAGACATACGAAGCATATTTTCTGCGCCGGAGTCAGGAGTTTCGATAGGAGTATTACCATGTATAATTCTCATATTATCAATCAGAAGTAAATCTCCAGGACGAACATTTATGGCAGCGCGTACTTCAGGAGTAACAAGGTATCCACCTTTCCAGTCTTTACCATCTTTAGTAATCACTGTAAGGTTAGAGTAACCCTCATTCAAAGAACCAGCATCACGATGACACGCCATCCTAGCATTACGGTCAGACTGAGTAGTATTAACAGTAATCGTAGTGAATGTAGTATCTTCGCCAATTAAGAAACGTTTGTCTAATCTGTCAGCAAACTTCTTCTGAGCAGCATAACGATTAGGAACCATCCTTGCCATTTCACTATCAAGTTTACGGGCGAAAGGATAACACTTCTCAAAGTCTTCTCTGTTATGGTCAGTATAAGCAGTTGCTCTTCCATAAGGGATACGAGGATATCTACCATAAAATCCAGCAATACCAGACCAGATAGGACTAGCATATCTAGTATCAGATATGAATGTATCTTTTATCTTAGTCGCATATTCTCTTGCTTCTTTAACAGATAATTCAGCAAGACGTTCCATTAGATTAGGGAAGAAAGTTTTATAATCACCAAACTCAGGTTCGACCTTAGTCCGTAACCAAACCTTACCCCTCATTGTATCTTTTACTGTTTTATGTTTTTCAATAATATCTTTAAGAGCATCACCGAATGTAGCAGGTTGACCATTAGAATAATATTCAAGAATATCGTGTTGAAATGCCGTTACCCATTCACGCGCACCTTGCATAACAGTCTTTGGACCAGCAGCGAGACCACGATTATTAGATTCAACTGCCGCACCGTATAAACCTTCAAACGCACCTCTTTGTTCTTCTTCAGTAAAAACATTTTTACGGAACTTGAACGCAAGTCTTGATTCGTTTAAAGAAGTGTCGCCACTACCATCTAATCCGATTTCAGCGGGAAGATAAAAGTCTGCGTCATGGTCAACTAGAATATCATAAGAGGATTCATCAACGAACTTACCCAGCACGTCTTCATCCTTCTCAATAAACATGGCAGTATAAACTACTTGCCCCTCGTCACCAAGGGACTTCTCCCATTTACGTCCACCAATACTAATTATGTCTGTCATTTATGTTCCTTTCGATATATACCTATTATACTATATATCAAATAATTAGTCAAGAGATTAATCGTCAATACCTTGAGCAGATTGATACTCTTCACAGATTTGTATAATCTGAACTGCTTGGTCTCTGAGTTGACCAATGGTAGAAAGTTCTTCACCTTTGAAACCACCGCGTTGTACTACAGTATCAATTACTGCTACAGTTGAACGTGATACTCTATTACCAAGTTCATATATTCTTGTGTGGTCTTCTTTTGGTTTTGTTTCTGTTTTCTTAGACATCTTATGCTTCTCCATATGTTGATGTTTTCTCTAATGCTATATAGTATTCTGTTGAGGACTGCTTACTGCTAAACTTAGATATGAGTTTAGAAGAGATGCCTACATCGTAATCTTCTCCTACCACTTTCATATTACCTACGTTCATAATAAATTTAAAATTTACGTTCTCAGGAAACTCGCCTTCTACAGAAATAGCATATGCGTTAGACGTATCGTCTTTACTATCTACTACAGATAATTTAATAGAACCTGAGTCAGGTGTGATAGCAACCTCATCGTGACCGAGTGCCGCAGCAGCACGCTTCACCTTCTTAAGTGTATCACTATCGAGAATAAACTTAACTTCAGGTTCAGGCATATTAATAGAGTTTGCAGGAGAAGTTAACATCTCTGGGTCAGAGAAGAAGTACTTAACAGATGAACGTCCAGTAGCATCGCCTATGACCACATAGTCATTTTCGAATTTTAGTCTCGGTTCATCTACCAGAGAAATTACGTTTAGAAATTCATTCAAATCATAGATACCGAACTTCAAAGGGAATGGTTCACTTACCACGCTAGTTGATAAGACGTTACGAGCAACAGAAATAGTTTTAATGTCTGTACCCTTGTCAATAACTATGTTAGGATTTATCGTAGCATAGTTCTTTAAAATATTAATAGTTGTGTCATTTAGTTTCATTTGGAAAACCTTTCTTATTTGTATAGACCTTATAATATATCATTTGACTGAATAAGTCAAGCACTTTTTTTCAACTTAGAGAAGTTTTTTTCTTTTACAAATTCTAACTTCCGTTCAAAAGCAGCGTCTTCTAATTCAGACTTATGTGAAATGACAAAAACGTTAGTGTCTTCAGCGACAGTACCAATAATTTTCATCAAGTTCTCGATACCCTCTTCATCTAATGACGAGTCAAAAGTCTCATCAAGGATTAGAAGGTTTGTTGCTACAGAGTTTTTCATCTTAGCAATCTGTCTCCAAGTAAATAGTAATGACAAGTCAATACGTTGTTTCTCACCCTCAGAGAATGAGTCGTAGGAGAATGCGTCACGATGTCTTGAACGGATAGTCTCAGCAAAACTTCCGTCTAAGTCAAAGTGAACAAAGAAGTCAAGGATTTGTAAATACTTGTTAGTCAATTGATTGATAACAGGTAAGTACTGCCTTATAATCTTTGTCTTTATACCCGTGTCTTTCAGTAGTTCTGCGTTGACACGATTGTATGAGTTTTGTTCAGCGAGTTTAAACTTGTCTTCTTGTAAACCCTCTTTCTCTATTCTTAGTTTCTCTAGACCCTCGTTTGCTTCGGTAAGGTCACCAGTATTATTTTCTATCTCTTGTATTTCATTCTGTAGTTGAGTAATGTTAGTATTGATACGACCAATCTCTTGAGTGTTCGCATTTACTTTACTCTGCCACTCTCTTACTTCATTCAACTTAGTGTTTACTTGTTCTAATAATAAGTCAAGACTATTGCGTTTCTTCTCACCCATCTCCAGTGCATCTTTAATAGTTCCTGCCTTGGTCTTACATTCGGATAGGTGGTGTTGTTTAGTGTCGGCATCTATATCCTGTTCGCAAGTAGGACAGGTATCATTCTCGGAAAAGAACTTTGCCTGTTTCACAACATTCTTTTGTTGAGTACGAAACTGGGTCATAAACTTATCAAGTTCAGTAATATCCTTCGATACCTTGGTGGACTCTTCATTTAGAGTAGGTTGGTTTGTTGTTATTTCAGAAGTAAGACTTCCGTTAGACTCATTCAATACTCGTATATCCTCTTGGAGATTATTGATAGTATCCTGTTTCTCTTTCTTCTGTGCCGATGTAATCGTAGTAAGGTCACGCAGATATTTCTTCTGAGCAAGTATCTTAGTATCGACCAGATTGATTTCGTGTGCATTGTTATTGATTTTATCTTTGAGTATAGATGTCTGTTCCTTTAGGATACCATTCATCTTACTGAAAACATTAATATCAAGTAGGTCTTCAATCACTTCGCGTCGTGCTCCTCCTGAGAGTTGCATGAACGGAACGAAGGATGAAGACCCAAGAACCACTATTTGATGAAAGGACTTGTGGTTCAACTTGATAATATTATTCTCAAGCATCTGTTGATATTCACGCGCATGAGAATTTTGATTCACCATATTACCGTTGACCCATATCTCAAACTTATTAGGTCTGATACCACGGACAACTTTATAGTTAGATGAACCGATGCGAAACTCTACCTCTACAATAGTACCTTTACCATTGATTGAGTTTACGAGTTGCGTCTTAGAGATTTTTCTATGAGGTTTACCGAATATAGCAAACGATAAAGCATCTAGCATAGTAGACTTACCTGCTCCATTTTGCCCTACAACTAATGTAGTAGGTGTTTTCTCAAACTCAACTTCGGTGAAGTTATTACCTGTAGACAGGAAGTTTTTAAAACGTAGTTTCTCAAAATAAATCATATAAGTCCTTTACAAATTATATTATAGTATATTCGACTGAATAAGTCAAGTAGAAAATTAAACTATTTCCATACTTTGTGCTTCTTTCATTAAATCAGAAATCTCTTTCTTTATCCTACCCTTATCGAGGTCGGTATTAACAGCGTCGATATAATCATATACAATCTGTTCAGTATCCTCTACAGAAACCTTTGCGTCATCTACATTCTCACCAATAAAGTCTGAGAAGTCTTCTTGTATCTTGAGTTCGTGTATCTTCTGTGCCTGTACTCTATCTACGAACCTTTCGAACTCATAGGCATCACCCTTGTTTACAACAACTAGTTTTACAAACTTCTCGTCGAGGTGAGACAGGTCTTGAAACTTGTTTATCTTTTCGTGATCATAATATATTTTCTCAAAGATTGTTACGGGATTACGAACAGCAGTTAGTTCTCTTGTTTCAGTATCAAGGATATGAAAATACTTCGCATCATTACAATCATTCCAGAAGAACTCCATCTGCGAACCAAGATAGTGTACGTTACCCATATGAGATTTAGCGTGAAAGTGACCTGATAATACAGTCTCAAATCTAGAGAAAAGTGTAGGAGACATACCATCGTGACAAGGCATACCCCTCTGCATATCAAACCCTTGTAGTTCTAAATGAGCACCAATGAAGTCTGCCTTACAATTAGCAATAAAGTCAAGGCACTGTTCTTCATTCTCTTTACATATCCAAGGGACAAGTCCCATCTTCAACCCATCATAGTTTATTACGGTTGGTTCCATAACAAGATTAACTTCATTCATATAGTGACCCTGAAGTTCTTTCAGAGCATTCAACTCATTTGTATTCTTGTAATAAACATCATGATTGCCAGGAATAATATCCATCGTAATGCCATACTCACGAAGTTTCTCTAGGAAGATTTTACGATTATGACCCAGTGCCTTGAAGTTGACGGTCTTACGATTATCGTAGTAGTCGCCAAGGTGAAGTATTTGAGTGATACCATTTTCTCTTAGGTAAGGGAAGAATACATCTCGATAGAACTTCTCTTGGTAATCCATAAAGATGTCCGAGGAGTTACGAATACCCGCATGGGTATCATTCAGTATTGCTATTTTCATTAGTCTGCCTTTCTCATATAACCTTTAGTATATACTACTACAACTAAAAAGTCAAGTATTATATTCAGTCATATTTGTAATCTCTTTTACAAGAAGTTCCCTCTGTATATCTAACCATTCATTATAGGTTATATTGTCTTTGTGTAATCGCCTTGTTTCTGCGTCACCAAGATTGTGTAAGTTCCAATCCATAATGTCTAGAGATTTACCGTGATATACAAAGTTATCAATCATTAATAAATCCCGATAGGTCACTATCAACTTTAACCGTACGTCTTTTTCGTTGTTTTTTTACAACCTCTTTCCACTCACTATCTTTTAGTTTAACCTCATCTATACGAATACGAAGTTGGTCTACGAATGCCTGTGCCACTGTAGCACTCTGAGCATCACCAAGTTCATTGTCAAGAAAGTTTTCTATACCAGATTGATTAATATACTTCATCTTAATATCTTGTTGTTTCTTTTCCTTTGCTATTCTGCGTAGGAAAGCATACCAAGATATTTGTGTAAAGTAAGCAAACGCATTTGGTCTACCTGTACGGGTCGCTGCTTCTAGGTTGTAGTTCTCGATTGCTTTAAGACAGTTCTCTACTGCATCCATTACCATTTCTTCACGATAGGTATATCTTACGAAGTTTGCTTTATGAGAAAGTCCCTCACATATTTTTAGAAAGCACGAAGCGATATAGTCAGGAACCTTCGGAAGTTGGTTTGCCTTTTTATCGCGTGCTTCATTTAGTATAGTAACATAATCAACCACCGCTTGTGAGAACTGCGCGTTGTTCACGTAATGGGGTCTATCCTTTGGTTTCACTTTTGCCATTATAAATTCCTATAAATTCGTTTCGGTTAATTTCTATTATACTTTATTTTTATTCATAAGTCAATAATAAAATTAATTTATTTTTTACTTGACTTTTCTGTGGTTTTATAGTATACTTAAAGTACTCTTTAGGGAAGGTAGTATATACCATATTAATGTAACGTCTTTGGGTCTACAAACGGTATCACATTATCATCTGAATCATTATCATTGTTCTCTTCTTCAAGACTTTTTAAATGGTCTCTTAATCTTTGGGTCAGTTCATTCACATCACCATTACCTGTTATGGTTGCTTGTGTATTTCTATTTTCATACATCTCTTGCATACTAATCAGTGCTTCTTCATATTGTATTAATATAGAATCAACAGGTTGAGCAATACCAACAATATGTGCCGCGTTTAATATAATAAAGTCCTGTAGATTTTCTTGATATACCATCCAAGGTCGAAAGGAATAATATCTATAGTTACCACCTTCTGTTTCACCCATGACAAGTTTCATTGCCTTACGGACAACTATCTCTGTCTCATCATCAATATTCCATTGGACGACTTCACAAATAACCTCGTCCCCTGATGTAAGTTTAAATTGTTTTGTTTCGTATAACTCTTTACTCATATAACTATATAGTCTTATTTTAAATCTAGTTTAAATATTTTATATGGGAATTGTTCTTTACTGTATATCTTAATACGCTCGCCACTATGCTTCAACGTAAAGTTTTTATGAGACTTTATATGTAAGTCATCTGCTATATCATAGAGTTTAGCAACACTACCATCATCACTCATTCGTAATGCCC